CTTATAATAAAAACTCATTTGCAGTATTAATTCAAAAGATGAATGAAGCTCGTGAGGAAGTACGTCAAGATGCATACCTTAAAGAACTTATGGCGTCTCCTATGATGAAAGAGATTGCTTTACCTACTCATGTAGATGGTAAATTACAAGAAGTTCCTGAAGGTTATACTGTACCTAAAAACGTAGACAAGTATCCACCATTAGCTGGTTACATGTTCCCTGTTCGTGTATCTAATATTATTAATGACTTTGCTAAAGTATGGGACCCTACAGTATTAACTAATTTAACTAACATTATTGTTAAGAACATGATGGTTAACCCTATTGCTCACATGTTAAACGAAGCGTTCCACTTGTACAATGCCCGTGGTTTGTCTGGTTGGGTAACTCCTGGTGGCATTGCAAGGTTTCATAAGTATGGTAAACTAGCTATAGATGATGTAGTTAACTTATCACATTTTTATGAAGAAACTATTAGACTTGGTGGTTCTTTACTAGCACCTGGTACTAGAGCCTCTGCTTTCCAAGAAGCTTTATTTGGTAAAGGTTTAAATGAGTTCTCTAAGACTGGTGAGTTTAAAGAATTAGCTAATGATATGGGTGTATCTCTTAAACAACTGTACAATGGTATCTCTAAACAATCTAATAGGGCTATGTGGATTACTCGTGATATTATGTATATGCAATATCTTAGAGAGATAATGGAAACTAAAGGATTGTCACACCCTGAAGCCATTGCTTATGCAGAACGACATATGCCTAACTATAGACTTCCCTCAATGATTGGTGAGAAAGTTGTTGGGGAGAACGTAGGTAGAGGTTTAAGTTACATCATGCAAAACCCTAACATCTCAGTGTTTAGTCGTTACCACTATGGTATGGTTAAGTCTTTAGTTAACATGGTACGTGAGGTTGGTGCTATTAGAGAAGGTGCTGCAGGTGTTAAAGAGTTTAAACAAGGTATAGATTCTGCCGCAGCTGTAGCTGTTGCTTTAGCAGTTTTATACCCAGTAATGGATATGATGGCTAAATCAATGACTGATAATGATAAGGCTAAGTTTAGACGTGCAGGCCCTTACCATTTAGTACATGCTATGGAAGATGTAGTAGCAGGAGCTAAGTCTCCTGCCGCAGCTATGAACTCTGTATTTACATGGAATCCAGCACTAAGCGGTTTAGTACAACTTGGTATGAATACTAACTGGTACAATGGTCAAGCTATTTATAACCCACAAAGTGATCCTGTAACTTTAGCATCTGATATAGCTCGTTATACTGGTATGCAATTACCAATGGCTAGCCAAGCATTACGTGCTGAGTCTGATAAATCTGGTGAAGGTTATAGTGCTATGGCTGCTAGACAAATTGATATTGAATCTCCAACAGCTGCTCAATATGTTTCTACTGAGAAACGTAAACGTGAGGCAGCTAAAGATTCACTTAGACGTAGACTTGAAAGACAACTAAGGGGTTTTTAATGGCTTATTTAATACCTCCTATACCCAATCAACCCGTAAGTGACACTCATGAATGGCGTGATTGGTTCTTTAATATAGGACAAAACATTAATACTGGTGGTATTGTACGATGGAGTAACATTGTATTTGATGGCTCTAATATAACAAGTATTATTAATAGACAGCACAATAGTTTACAAGGATTACAAGGTGGAGGTAACAGTGGTACTGAGTATTACCACTTAGATTCTACACAATATGCTTTAGTAAGTACTTTACCTACAGGATTAACAGTTGTTATTACTACAGCACCTGTAACATCAGGAGGTGTTGCTGGTAGTATGACATTTACTAATGGTATACTAACTGCACAAACACAGGCTACATAATGAAACTATCAATTAAAAGATTTGAATTTGCTAAGACCTATACTGTAGGTAAACTATATGTTAATGGTACGTTCTATTGTTATACTCTAGAAGATACAGTTAGACCTAAGGGGGAGAAAGTAGATGGGCAAACAGCTATTCCTACTGGCACTTATTCTGTCATCATTGATGTTTCTAATCGTTTTAAGCGTAGACTACCTCATGTACTAAACGTACCTGGGTTTGAGGGTGTGCGTATTCACACAGGAAACACTAGTGCTAATACTGAGGGATGTATCTTAGTTGGTACTACGTGGGCAGGGAAAGATTTTATTGGTAATTCTAAGGTTGCTTTTGATCCATTGTTTGATAAGATGGAATTAGAAAAGACTATAGAACTTATAATAGAATAAAAAAAGGGGAGCGTTGCACTCCCCCTACTACAATTAGCCCTTCAGAAAGGCTAGTACTTCATCAAAGGTTGCAAAGATTGCAATCTTGTTATCCTGTGTTTTGGTCAAAACATCAAGTTTTGTTGCATTGACAATGTAACCATTTGATACTTTATTTACTTGCACGCCATCATAATTCATACTATCTCCTTATGTTAATGTAATTACTACTCTAAATATGAGAAGTTCTAATACTAAATAAGAACCATCGTCGTCTAACTCTGGTATATATTTAGTATCAACTAACTCAAAACCAAGTGATACACCGCATATAGGTTTAATTGATACTTCCATTATGCTATCTCACAACTTCCACCAGTACACGCTAGTGTCTGGGACCCTTCGGTATTATCATCCTTTTCAATAAGATCTTCCCAGTTAATATCACCAGGCATCTTGGATGCTAATTCTTTGTATTGTTCTTCTGTAATGTCTTCATAGGGTGCTTGTTGATAAGTATGATTTGAATGAGGAAGGAAGCTAATACCACTTACTTCATCAAAATGTTTCCATACCCATGCACCTACTTCAGGCCATTCATTATCTGTCACTGTAATAGTAACAGAAGGTTTGTGCTCACACCAATGACGTTGATATATTAACCATAAGTTAAGTTGCTCTAAAGCAGTCATATCATTACGTGTTATAGCACCCTTAGGGGCTTTCATTGGAAAACTGAACACAGCTGTCGAGTCAGGGCGGAATACTTCGTCTTCCACTGGGAAACCTTTTTCCTTGAGGAACGAGTATACAGGATCCTTTTTATCAATTCGTACCCTTCGTATGTAATGAGCATTGTGTCTAGCATGAATGCCACTAGCACTATCCACCAACTGGGATACGGTACCTGAGGGTTTAACACAAGTGATAGAAGCAGAAGGAGGTATACCAAGTTCCTTAGAAAGTTGTTTGTTTGTCTCTCTCGCAGCATCACGTAATTCCTCTAATAATAATGGATCAGGATTGCTAGTTACTTTACAATCCATGATACCTGTTAATGACACTCCTAGTAAACGTTCTTCTTCAGTATTCTTTTTCCATTCTTCAGATAAGAATTGAAAGTCTATGAGTGTAGACTGTATAGTACCTAAGATTGTAGCTAACTTAACTTTTCTAAGTAAGGAATCTCTGGTATCTTTTTCCCGTACAACCACTTCCGTAAGATTGCAGAACTGTTTATCACGGAGGATAATTTCTGAACATGGATTGGTTCCGTAGCTGAGAGTTGGATCTCGTCGTCCCCATCTTGCTGCTTGATTTTGAGAAGCAACTCTATTAAATACTCCTCGTTCACCTGATTTGGACTTAACCAAACTGACCCACTCTTCCATGAAAGTTTCACTGTCGGGTTTCTCAGTATACGCAACTGAATTGTTGGCAAGACCTCTGTACGGATAATCATTATACCATGCTCCTGTTTTAGCATCACGCATTCTTTTGTCTGTTAAGTTACTTAAAGAGATAAGAGCTGATCTTCTTACACCTCCTACTACAACAATCTCACCAATCATACATAAGATGTCATGTACTTCTAAACTATTAAGTTTTCTGCCTGCAGATCCTTTGCAAGTATCCACCGTGAACTTGAACAACTTTCGCAATGGGTCAGGGCCACTAGCTCTCCCTCCAAATGTTTTAAGTCTGGCTCCAGCTGGTCTGACTTTACTATAGTCAACTTTAGGGATGTCACCTTCCCACAATGAGGACAGGAGCTTTTTAAATGCTTTAGCCCACCCAAGCTTTGAGTCTGCAACTGATATGACATCATCAACCTCCTTAAAAGTACTAGGTAGTGGTGGTAACTTATCAATCTCTTGACGTTCACATGAGAACCCTACACCTGTACCATTCATTAGAATATAAAGAGCCTCAGAGAATGCTCTCTTGTTATTAATAGCAAGGTAAGAACAGTTATAAGCAGCTATGTTATCTCGGTCACATGCTTCACCTGCGGTCATTAATAGACGCATAGATGGCATAACCTCTAGGTCTACAATAGATTGTTTTAAGTCATCCCATGGTATAGATTTAGTAGTAGCTTTAGTTTTTATATAAGACACAAGTCTATCAACAGTTTCTTCCCAAGATTCTCGTCTTTGTTCAGCCTCAATGTATCTAGCGTATCGAGACTTATGTATGAACTTACTGTAGTTCGTCAGTTTCGTAGTCATCGTTAATTTCTTTCTGAAGTTTATCGTAGTTATCTTCTACTAGATCTGAGAAACGTTCTACCAAATCGTAAGAAGTAATGTTTAGTAATTCTAGAAGAGTTATCTCGTCCAGTCTATCCGCAAGTCGTTCTTTTAACTCTTCTAAAGTTAGTTGCATGTTATGATTTCAATTCTTTTAATAGTTCTACATAATGGATAACTTTGTCTAAGTCTTCCACCCCACCTTTATCTTGCCATCTACAAATGTATTTAATAATATTCCCCTCAATAAATGGTAAGTTATTCTTAACTATAAACTCTATAGGTTGTATAGGAAATTGTCTATAGTGACTACCTGCTATTTGTTTTCTTAATGCACTCATACTATTATTATACCATCCTTTTTAAACATTAACAAGCTTTATAGAACCTTTTTCTTTAAGGTTAGTACCATCTCTAAACCAGTTACCACATGTACGGCATTGATATCGTTGGTATTTGCCTGTAGACGTGATGTTATACCCTCTTTTCTGGAAAGATTTAGAGGTACATGTAGGACAACATAGTCCATTGTTCTCCAGTAAGTTACGGTTAAGATGGTTTTTAATCCAAGGTTTAAAGCGTTCATAGACTTTCTCTAGAAGGATAACATCGTTCTTGTTATACTCTTCCATAGTCTTCCAGGCTTTAGGGATACCTGCCATACACTGTACCCATAGTTCATGACCACTATGTGCAGTTTTTTTACCTAGTCCTAGTTGCTGTGCTACATAGTCTAATTTGTTAGATACAAATCTAAACCTACCTTTAGCTACAGTTAATAAATCAATCTCTTTAAATGGTGCTGGTGGAAACATACCATGCAATAAGAATTCTTTATTAAGAGAAGGGATATCAAAACGTTTACCATTGTAGTGTATAACTGCATCAGCTTCATCAAGAAGTTTGTGTATACCCTCTAGCATTTTCTTTTCACCAGACTTTTTTACAGACTGGAACATCATTTCTTTACTACCTAACCATTTAGCTGCGTAACACATGACATATGAAGACTCTTGCAATTGATTGATACCAATGTTTTGATCCCAGATACCCCACACATGGGCTACGTTGGGAGCCATTTCAATATCTAATAGTAATATTTTACTCATTTCTTTATCCTTTGTTTTTTCTCTTTTAGAGTTTTCTTGTCGTGGCATTCTTTACAGAGCACTTGCAAGTTATCTTTGGTACAATAAAGTCTTTCAATAAATTCGTCCCAAGATGTAAACCCAATCTTAACATCAACCACTGGTTTGATATGATCAACTTGAACTTGTTTAGCAGGGTACTCATTTTTACAAGACTTGCATTTATAATGCATACCCATGCGTTTAGTAAGTTTGTTAATCTTTTTACCAGTTTGTGCTTCTTTGAGCGTTTCGTATTTAGGAGGCCAACGTCTATACCCTCCCCGCAACACGGACGTAATAAATCCTTTGATTCTGCCATCAGTCCACTCCATTATAGTGTAGGTTCTTTCTTATAAGTATCATCTATCTTAGGATTAGTAAGAAAGACATTAGCAGGGAATCTGCTTGTATCACCTTTGTACCATTGTATTACAACATCTTCACCCTCGTGAGTATAACATGCTAGAAGACGGTTACCGTCAATCCTAGTAGCTACTGCAGTTAAAGGGTATAAACTTTTAAGTTCAGGTAAAACACAATCAATATTTGAAATGGTTATAATTACATTTTGATTATATCTGTAATGTAAATATTTATAAGCTTCAGCAATTGCACTTGTACTTAAACATAACCCAATAACTAACAATAGTTTTTTCATGAGGACTCCAAGTGATGATAGTAGTAATTACGGATACTTAACACGTTCGTCAAGCATTGCATTTGAAACCTTATAAGACTGTTCAGCTAATTCTTTAGGATCATCTGACCAATTAGAATCAATGAATGCATGTAATGCTTCCATAGCTATGTAATCCCTAAGGTTCATACCAGTATAGATTTGTTTTTTGTTATCTTGACACGGGAATGCTGGTGAGTTTCCGTTACTCATGCTACTCTCCTTCATAAATTAAAATCATTAGAGCTACCCAAATAAGGATGATCAATTGATTTGACCACCTTCTTGTTTGAATAAGTCTAACTCCTGTGTAACTGCATCTGTTGCAACTTCGAAGACACCCCTACGCACCAGTTCTTTGATAGCATAGTCCATTAAGAATGCTGCTTCTTTAGGGTCTACATGAAACTCAAAGTCTAATGACCCGTCTTTATTCTGTACACAATTTGATATAAGCATCTAACCAGTCTTCCTTTCCTTTTTGTCTAATCCAAAGAACCTGAGCATTCATCTTAAACTCTTCATCGTTACTATAAGCATTCCTAACTGAGTCAAACAAGTGTTTCTCTGTTTCACATTCAGCTAAGATTTTATCTGCTTTCTTAGTACCAATCTTTTCTATGCCTTTAATGTTATCAGACCTATCACCCATAAGACATTGCTTATAGAAATGTTTAAGTCCTTCAAACTCATTAACCTCACAGAATTCATTCTTAACAAAGTTAAAATGTTTACCAGGAATCATAAGAAGATCTTTATCTATAGAACAAATAATAGTATCATCTGTCTGATTTAACCCAAGTGCATCGTCAGCTTCCATACCATCAATAACTTCTGCATTGAATGTAGCAATAAGATATTGACGAATAGGTTCTAACCAGAATGGTTTCTCTTTAGGACGGTGGGCTTTATACTCAGGGTATATACTATACCTAAAGTTATCTTTACCCGTTAAATAAAGATTATACTCAGAAGCTTCGGTACTAACTAGAATATGATCAACTAGATCTTCTGTCCTAGCATACGCAAAGTCCTGAGCATCATCATCTTGTAGCGTACAAGCAACCCTATACGCTACTATATCAGCATCAATAAGTGCTTTCATTAGACTGGAATGTCATCCTCTAAATCATCAAAGTTTACTTCTTTAGTAGGATTTGCATCTGCACCAAAGACATAAGCTTCAAACTGTTTAGCTGTTGCAATAACATCTGCTACAGAGTTACCAGCTCCAAGTAGTTCTACTGCACTAGATAAGGAAGATTGACGGACAATAAGAATCTGTCTAGCTGCACGTTCTTCTTTAGTTTCATAGTTACTTCCTGTAACCCTACCACCTGCTTGAGCAGTTGCTGGTTTACTTTGAGTAGCTGCTGGTGCATCTCCTTCACTACCAATACCTGTCCAATCCCAAAAACCCTTGGCATTTTTAACTGTAGTTACATTAACAACCTCACCTTTAGATAAACCTTTGATATGATTAAATACCGATGGGTTACTAAAAGACATTAGTTTTTTATTAGCTACTTGACCGTTTTCAGTCTTGTAGGTTAGTTCAATCTCTTGATAAGATCTACCATTAGACGAAGCTTTAGTACTAGGTGTTCCAACATCAACAATATTAATTAACATTTACTATCTCCATGTTACCCCAATTAGGCCCAACTTGACATTCGACCCTCATGGGAAGGTTAAAATCTACCCCAAATAACTTCTTAAAGTTTAATGGGATATCTGTAAAACAATCATCTACTAACTTAACTATACTATTATTATCGCATAGTTTCTCATCAAAGTCAACTATAATCGAATCATGAACAGTGTTTATTAACTTAGTTCCTTCCACTTTCTTTAGTCTATTAGCTAGACTAACTCTTGCTATAGCCATCAAATCAGCACCGAGTCCTTGCACTGGATAGTTAAGGATTCGTGTGCGGGGCCATTTAGCTTTACCATATCTTATTTCTGGTTCATAATGATATACCCTCCCTGTAGGCATAGTTATCTTTCTATCTCTTTTAGCTTTCTCAACAATCTCTTTGTGCCAAGCATCAAGTCCACTATACTTTTTATAGAACTCATCAATGATGTTCTGCCAGAATGTTTCTTGTTTACTGGTATCAGTAAAGTTAGGATCATTAGCATAACTATAAGCACTGCCACCATAAATGAGTCTGAATACAAATGTCTTAGCAATGAGACGAGAAGGTAGACCGAACCTAACCTGATTATCCGTGTGCTGATCTGTCCCATCCCATATCTCCTTAATAGCAGTTTGATCTTGTGATAGATAAGCTGCACATACCCATTCTAGTGCCTTAGCATCAGCTTGTAACAGCATATCTACTCCCAAATAGTTGTTTAATTTCTCCATCAAAGTTCTGTAAGTTAGGTTTAGTAGACGATAGTCTTCCTGTTTTAGCAACACATTGATTAAGAACACCGTGTAGTGTACCTTCTTTCCAGTTCATAGTCTTGCGTAGTACTACTAATCCTTCATAGTATGCAGACAATCGTTTCTCTAAAGTAGCCCTAGCTAAGATAAGTTCTATTAGTTCTTTAGCTTGTTTACTACCTTTTAATGATCGTAATGTCTGTTCATCATTAGAGAAGTAACCTTCTTTCTCTAGTTCAGAACCCTTAAGAGGATTAGCCAAACGTTCAAACTCTATGACGTATTCTTTCCATTGACTTTTTGGTAAGCCCGCTCTAGTCCCTGTTTTAAAAGTACCAATAACTTCTTGACGTCTGACTTTAATAGATCCCCCATAGAGAAGAGCACTAATATGTTCAGTGCTATTAGCATTAAACTCAGGAAGGTTATGGTAAGTGTAAAGAATTGAATCAATACGTTTAATATCTTTTGTAGTTTCTTCCCCAAGCCTAACACACTCTGTTTCATTGAACTTAAGACCATTGTATTCCATCTCCTCTAGTATTAATAAATCTTGGTTATGTAAGCTAAGAAGTCTTTGCATCTGTTTTGTGCCAGCTGCAAATTCTTCCATCTGTTTGTTATATACTTTTTGCGTTAACTGCAAATCTTGTGTGAGGTATTCTTCTAACAAGTCTTTAGGTATCTTGTCAGTGTCTATCCCATTCTTCCAATAATCAGTAGCAATGATATCAAGTTTACTACCCAAAGCATAGTAGTCAGCAACACCATTGAGACTTGGATAGGGATATTGTTGGCCCGTAAGTATAAAATGAGCCAACTGACAATCCCAAATACGCTTATCCATAAAGTTAATTCCATAGCGTCTTAACCAATGCAAGTCAAACTTGATGTTAAAGCCAACAAGAGTATCGTGGCTGTCGATGCTTCTTTGTATAGAGTCAAGTCTTTCTCGGTTAGGACTTCCGCTATAATCAATGTCGTATAGATAAGTGCCATCAGTACTATAGAGTCCAACATAACAAAGTTTATTCCTTTCATCAAATGGATTGCCCTTATTGCTTATGGTTGTTTCAACATCTAAGATTAAGCTCCGCAATCGCCAGTTCCTTGGTTGAGTGGATAGAATTTATTTACTGCTTCAAGTAAGTCTTCATGATCTTCTACGAAGTCTAGTATATCACCTATATCTTCAGAAGTCAAGTCTGACCTAACTAGTAGAACTGTTTCAATACTCAAAATAAATACTCCTTTAATTTAGATATCAATATATCTTGCAATGTCTGCTTTAATTAATACTTGTTTAGAACCATGTCTTAGGTCAGGTAAAGTGTCAGTGTCACCTACTAGTTTATTCTTGCAGATATTAAAATATCTACTACGACTAAGGTTATCTTGTTCTTTACCTATCCCTAGGATCCAATCGGCTTCACCCTGTTTAGCCGTTTTGGAGCCGTCAACTTGATCCATTGTTAGAAATAGCTTGCCTTCCGCTTCGCCCGATGCTTGCGATACAGCGATGACAGGTGCGTATGTTTTAGCAATCTCTCTAGCCCATTGATAAATCTGCTTAAGTTCAAGATCATTTCTTTCTCCTTTGAATCCACGAATCTTATCTATCTGGTCAAAGATAATAAGAGCTGGATTATATTGTTTAAGTACTGCTTCTATTCTTACCTTGCTACTTGAATCTTCAAAGTCTAAGATGTGAATACGATTGCCTGTTAGTGTATTGTATCGTTCTTTGTTAGTAGTCTTATCTTGAAACAAGTCAACTAAGGTTACACCAAGGGCTGCTTGGTAGACTCTGATACCAACTTTCTTTCCTTGTTCTTCATTATTAAACCATAGTACATCACCAGTAGTTTGACCCACCATGTGCGTAATTTCACTCGCAAGGAACGTAGTCTTGCCCGTTTCAGGCCTAGCAAAGATAAAACCAAAGTCACCTTTACGCAAAGATCCAAGAGACTTATTAAGCCAATCAAGACGCCAACGTAAACCAGGGGTAGAAATCTGTGTGTCATATAAGTTTTCCAAATCCATATCAACGGGTGTAATGTCATCTGCTTCAACCTCTTGATGTTCAAACTCATTGAATAAATTAAGAAGATCTTCAGTAGACTTCTTACCTCCCTCTACATCTAGTGCCATCATAGCTACTTGTCCAGCTAGAGAACGTCTACGATGTTCTTCTAGTAATGAGACAATGATACCTTTGTTAGTAGTATCCTGATTAAAGACGTCTTCTAAAAGAAGACTAAGTTCTTTTCTTTCTTGATCACGTAATAAGTAATTACTATTATAAAATATCTCTAATTCATTATTAGTAATAGTAGTACTAGTATTATATTTACTATAGTATAATGATACTATATTAAATAATTTATATATATCATTATAATTAATCTTTATATAATTAATGTTAACATATTTGTAATACTTTGTAAAGAGATTTACGTCTTCACAAAACAATTTAATGATTTGTTTTTCTACCATGTAACTCCTTTCTACAGACCACAAAAGGCTTCTGTTAATTTCTTACTGTTGTATTTATTTTCTTTATTGTATATCTTTCTTTCATTTACATCCAGATACAAAGGCGTGAGCACAAAGTGATGCACGTCTTTGAGTCTGGTAATCTGTTGTAGATCTGCAGGAAGGAACGACCAAAGGTATTTAGCACGCAGTGCACCAGTAGTATCATACTCTTCATACAGCCAAGCGTCAGGTTGTTTCATTGTTTATCCTTTATAATCAAGTCTATTTCTTGTGTGTTATACTCTTTAGGATCTTTATCTGTAATAATAACATCAGCATCAATACCCTTCTGTTTCAAATTCCTAGCCATTTTAACGGCATCAATTGCTTTATCCCTATCCAACCATACCCAAACCTTTTTAAAGCGTTCTAGGATGGTTTCTGTAAGTTTTAGAGGCATACTTGAACCTAGTAGAGGACACCCTGTGTAACTATTGTTACTTTTACTAACTTTTATGGCAGATAAAACATCTTCTACTATAACTATTGTACCACTGTTACCATAGAATAGCAAGGGTTTGTTTCCTTTAGACAAATACTTAGGTCCATCGTTAAAGTTTCTAGCTTGGTAATAGTGTGGTAAATACACAAGTACTAAAGCTTTCTTTGACGGACACCAAGTAATGTGATAAGTCTCACAATCTTTACTTGTTATCTCGTATTGTAAAAGCCATTGCATTGCTTCTTTAGGAATGTCAAGTACTAAATCTAAGTTTAAATCATTGGGACATTCTTCGTCTATTGTCAGCAATCTTCTGCGAACTCCTTCGATTGTGTTCTTAGACTTCCAGTACTTACATCCAAAACAAAACAAATGATCGTCATATTCTGCCAAGTTATCTTTGCTACCACAACTTGGACAAGGTATATGACCAATGAATTTACTCATGAATATCCTTAGTAATTATTAACAGATTGACACACGACATAATTATAAAACTATAGTATAATAATAGCATAGTATAAATTTATATACTATAACTAAAAGGAGCTACACTATGTGGACTAAACCAGCAGCGACAGAAATGCGTTTTGGCTTTGAAGTTACAATGTATGTAATGAATAAGTAGTAATAAACCGTACGAATGCAGGCACCCGTGGGGATGCCCTGCGTTCTACGGATTAACTTTCTTAATCATTTCACCTGTAGACTTGTCAAGTTCATATTCATTTAAATGCTTTTCAAGACTATTAAAAATATCTTCTTTAGTAAGTTGAGTTTTATCTAAGTTAGGTATAATTATATCAGCATTGTCTTCTTTTTTATCAAAGATTTTATCCCAATTATCTTCACCTTCTTTAGATAGTCTTTTATTAATTAGTCTATCACCTGTAATATTATTCCGCGATACCATTAAACATATCTCCTTGTAAGTCATCAAGTTCTATCTCGTCTTCGACATCGTTAGTTTCCCTTAAGTCTTCTCGTTCGAGAGACTCAATGTCATACTCAATATCATGAAAACAATGGTTACATAAATCTACAAATGTGCCAGTCGTTGCCGACTTGCGTGTAGCCTCAAAATCATTTAATGCTTTGTTACAAGCTAAACATCTCACCGTTATACTCCTTTAAATTGAAACTCTTGTTTACGATATAGTTGTCTAATTTTAGCAATTACTGCAGCATGATTGTTATTAGTAAGCATTGCTTTTAAATGTTCTCTAAGACCTTCTTTAGTAAAAACTTGATATTCGTCATAAGCTTCATCAACATGGATAGTTCTAACACCATCCCTGGCTCTAACATCTAACCAAGTATCACCAACATCTTCTACTTCATACCAAGAAGCGTCATCAACAAAGCGATCAATGTCTTTAAGTCCTACATGTTTAAACTCATCATTAATACCAAAGAATGATACGAAATTACCAACTAATACTGACATAATTATAGACTCCTATAGTAATTATAAATGGCTTTTGAATACTTGTCAAGCGTTGTTCCTTCTAATCCTGGGGCAGTATTAACCTCGAATACAAAGAATTTATTATCAATAACTCTGTGTCCGATATCGACTGCACCAAAGTCGAGACCTAGCAATTTTACAGCATTGATTGATGATAGTAGTAGCTCTTCGGGCGGGGCAATTTCTGCCCGTGCATACACCCATCCATTTGCATGGTTACGAATGCCTGTGCCGCCCACGGCACCATTACGCTTACGCTTCATTTGAATATCTAGTATTTGTCCACGGAATACATGGACACGATACTCGTGTTTATGTTTAGTCTTGACAGTGTATAGTGGTGCATTGATAAGTTTATCAGTAGTGTTAGCAATAACAATACCACGACCACTATGTCCTGTTATAGTAGACCGACAATAGATTGTATCACCCATATCAATAAGATGTCTAGCAATATCTTTTGATATAGTGTACTGAGGTATATCTTCAAAGCCTTTACATTCTAGTTCAGTAAATGTATTGAGTTTGTTACTAGCTAATGAGATAGCATGAGGATTGTTTAAGTCTTGCTCCATCCACCTAAAGTGTGGTGGTGCAGAGTTACCCCAGTTAACTATTACATCTTTGCGTCTAGCATTATACGATGGTGAAACCCTTAGAGTACCAAGGGTTCTAGCCAATCGTTTAGCAGACACACTACCTAACTTGTAAGGGAATATTTTAAGACTCATTTAGATTTACCTTTCAATAAAGATGGTGATGCATATTGTTGATATGCAGGGATACCTACTGGATCAATAGAGTCATCTTCAAACTCATCTATAAAAGATAAAGAATGATAAGGAACATTATAAAGAAAAGAACTTTTACCATTGTAACCATCATGCATTAGATCACATGTAAAGTCTTTATTAACTGCAACTATCTCACATAGTTCACCAGTCTCATACACTGTAAGAGTACCAGGATCTGCTACATCTTCTAGTAATTCTACCATTGCACCTATTGCTACTACTTTAGGTTTAGGTTTAGTAATAGCTACAGGTTTACGCCAGTTGCCATAGTTGTATGTATCATTAAGCCATGATGTTGTAACTGGTGGGACATAAGGTTTGTAACTGTTGTTACTATACCATATGCCATCATTCCATTCACCCTTGTGTTCATTCATAATCTTATGGTTACCATGTCTATCTAAGAAGATAAGCTTGCTATAACCAATACGAGTTTCAAGAAGGTTAATCATAGGATCTTGGAATAAAGCTAAGTTACCCCATTTGTTTACTAACGGTTGAAGTATTTGTTCATTGAAGTGGATAGTGTCAGACAAAGTCTTATCACCATCAAGCCCATTAATAATACCGTTGTGCACAAAAGCCAGACTGCTATTGACAGCGAATGGGTGACAGTTTGTTTTATTAATTTCACCATGAGTTTTAATCCTAAAATGAATAACAACTTTTTTATCTTGATGTTTCTTGTATGCATTGTAAAAGGAATCAAAGCTAAAGAAACCTTTTTCAATATTTAATTGTTTGTTATCAGCAAACATAAAGCCTGCACCATCTGGGTTAGATGAATAACATTCTTGTAATGTTGCTTTACTGATAATCTTTTCTTCTGGTTTATAGATTGCAATACACATTATACAAACTCCTTTAAATGATAACTAAGTTCGGGGAACATACGCTTACGATTAGATAACCAACCCATGAATGCTTCGTAATGAGTTTGTTTCTTGAGGGATTCATTAGACTGAGCAGGCATACAATAGTCAACTAATGCTTGTACAAATTGTAAGCGAGATGCAAACTCTTTGTAGTTCATTGGTGTAGCAAACAACCTAACTTCTACTGTGTTCTGATTGTTTAGATTGAGTGCATTGTATCTGTCACCACCATTCTTGTTACGCCATGCATATGTAACATTGCGTCCACTATCCATACGAGCATATTGATTGTCAATGCGACCTGCAATAAAGCCAATGAATAGTTTATTTTCTGGACGATTAAGAAACTCAGTCATCTTGCCAAGAGTCAACTGGCTCAAGGGTTTCCGACTGATGTGAACATGCATACCTACATTCTTTTCTATCTTAAGATCAGGTGGTATGTTGTCATAGAATTTCTTAAAGATATCTAGATGTATATCTAATGTAGCTGGGCATGTAACAATCTCAAAGCCATTACGAATAGAACCATCAGACTTCATAAGTGCATGACCATGCATTAGTTTACCTACTGCAAGTTGTGCACGATTACGATTGTTAGTTTCGTATTCTAATTCACAGCCAAGGTAAACAGTATTAGGTCTAACCCTAGTAGCTTTGAACTTGAGCATACTTTCTACTCGTGTTGAATAGTTATGTATTTTAAATGTGGCATCAAGACAATGATGACACACACCATCAATCATAAGTTC